TCATTACCAAGCCTTCACGCTTTCTACATCCTCAGCAAACTTTGAAGCCATGTATTCAGCAAAGATTGCTTGATCGCCATTGTGCATCTCCGAATTGTTCACGGCTGCGTATCGTTCATCATGTTCTGCTTTGCCGTTTATGTAGTGCAGGTGTTCGAGGATCACATCTGGTAAGTAATTTACGTTGCCTAATGCGTGACCAATTGCAAGCCAAAAGTTGTCCAAGAACAAATGCTTCAGTGCTGGTGGTGACATGAATCCAAGAGCGCGAATGATCTTGCTAGACATCACAACTGCAGTTGGAAGGTTCTCGCCTTGAAGCAGATCGTTGCCATAAGCAATGCCCGCTTCTTTGCCAATTGCTTCACAAAGTTTTGTGTCCCAGCCTGCAGTGATTGGCAGGTGATCATCACCCATGAAACAGATGTAGTCATAATCAGGAGCCATCCAGTTAGCCCAGTGATTAAGTGTGCCGTTCATACCCATGCGAGCAGCGATGACAACCTTGACGTTGTTCACTCCTGCAGTCGCGTGAATCAAGTCGCTGTACTCAGCAACATCATCATGATCAATTGCAAAGATCAGTTCAGTGAAGTCAGCAGTTGCGTTGATCGCTTCAAACAATCGCAGTGCGTTGTCGCATCTTCCCCGTGTGGGAACAATCGTGAGCATTCTCATTGTTGAACCAGTTTCCAAAACGTGTCGCCTGCCTTATCAATCATGTGGCGCAATGCGTCTGCATCTTGCCAATCTTCAACGCTGGTAATTCCAACATTGTCATTCGTGTGAATCCTGCAACCTGAAAGAACTGCTTCCATGACTGCACGACATTCAGACTCAAATGCCAAAGGCAAATGTACAAACCATTCAGACCTTGCCATTGCATCAAGAACTTGTTCACGCGGTACATCTGTCAGTGCTTTGAATTCATAACCTGCTTGTGCTGCCCATGCGTGAGCCTTCAACTTTCCTTTTAAGGGATGTTCACGCGCTGCCCAAAGTGCAAATGGTTTCTTATGCATGTGGTCGTAGCATTTGCTGGTGTCGAAGTAGGAAAGAACCTGACCAGTTTTGCGCGGCTTTGACCAAGTTAGTTCGCGGCGCATGTGTGCAGGTGTGTGAGTGACAAACATTCTCGATCCGCGAATCAAAGCATTGAGTCCTGCTCTTGGAGTCTGTAGGTGATGCACAAACACAAAGGGATCGTACTCACTAAGTCTGGTCAGTTGCTGATCTGAGAAGGCATCAGTCCCAGTGACGATGACCGAATCAAATTGGTGTATGTCATGTGTATCGAAAGATTCAGGAGTGACAATCTGTATATCAAAACCCAAAGGTGCTTGAAGTCGGTATTCGTAGTCTGACATTTCTGCCCCGCCCGCGAACTGCCCCGTGAATAGCCCTTCATGACCCACAGAGCCATTCTCAGCCACTTTGACCTGATTCTCGATGTGATGCGTGTACCAGCCTATTTTCATCGTCTAGGCCCGTTCTAAAGCCTTGGCTTCTAAAACCTTCATTGTCGGTTTCCAGTGAGTTTCGAACACAGCATCTGCCTGATAAGGCTTTGCAAAATCTTGAGCCTTCTGAGAGCGACCACGACCACGTTCATAGGCTGCTTCAAGTGCTTCAACAATGCGTGGCACTGATGGCATGTGGAACCAAGAACTTTGTGGAGCATCCCAAAGCGGTTGCCCATCAACAAGCCATCCGTCACCAACAAGTTCAGTTGATGCTGCGAACTCAGACACGATGACTGGAGTTCCACAGGCTTGTGCTTCGATGGTTGGAATTCCAAAGCCTTCACCATAACTGGTTGCAAGCAAGACATCCATTGCTGTGTAAATCGTGGCGAGAGTCTGCTGATCAATGCCAGTGCGATAGACGTAAGGATCAACAAACTTGAACTGATGTTCCTTGAGTCCAACTGCACTTAGAAGTTCCATGAGTTTGATTCCACCCAAAGCACCAAGTTGATCAGTGTGAAGATACAGAACTGCATCGTCATGTTTTTGCGCGAACATACTAAATGCCAGAATGTTTTCGCCAAATGCTTTGCGGTTAGGTGACACACCTTTGTTCGCTGCGTTCATTCCAACAACAAACTTATCTTCACCAATGTCTATAAAGTCACGACCAGTTATTCCCTTATGACGCTTCATCGGTTTGAACACAGATTCAATGCCGTGTGGAACGTACAAGGATTCAATGCCAATGTTTTCCAACATTGCTTGTCCGTACTGACTCATTGCAATTGGTGTTACAAAATCTTGACGACACCAAGCAGCAACAGAAGGTGGAGTTGGAATGTGATCGATTGGAACCCATGAAGCAACATTCCAGTCAGCCCATCGTGGGCCTTTGAATACCCAGACATCGTAGAGAGTGATCAAGAAGTGTGGTTGCTTTTCATTCTGTGATGACCAGTGGTGCATGTGTGCAGGAACAACATCGTTTGAATACATTTCCGCGCCACGTTGATAGATCGGTATTCCGTTCCATTCATTGTTGCAACCTTCAAGACCGTAGTTGTTAAAGATCGCAACATCATGACCATCTTCTTTGAGTCTTTGGGTCACAGCGTTTGTTTGAGTGCCGTATCCAGTTCCAGCCCAAGGACTATTGGACACCCAGCCGATTCGCATTCCAGATTGTTTTGTCATGTTGCTCCTTGTCGCAGTCGTTTGACTGTACCTGAAATACATTCAAAAACCCAATAGACACGCAAAAAAGACAAAGTAAAACCCCGCAGGCCTGCGCTCCTGCGGGGTTTTACGTTTTTACCTAATCAGATTAGGAAGCAGCACCAATGAAGTACTTAACATGTGATGGCTGGATTAGATTTCCATCGACGCGCATTGTGCTTCTGAAGGTTATGAGCCCCGAAGAGAACGCGAAATCGTCGCTTCGATCTAGTTGAATTCCACCAACGGTGCGAGCGAAGTACGAAGAAAGGTTTCCGAAGATAACTGACTTTGCACTTGTTGCTGGCGATGCCATTGCTGGGTTTTCGTAGATTGGGTAACCAAGAAGAAGGTCACGCGCATCTGCTGAAAGTGATGGACTAAACAGGTACTGACCAGCAGTATCTTTCAATTTCCTGACTGCAGCAATGCTTGTTGCATTCATTTGCCATCCCGTGCCTGCCATACGACGACCAGCAGTGTCTACTGAGTAAACAAGGTTGATCAAGTTGTCAGCAGTGAATGCACCTGAAACGCCAGTTCCACCAGTTACGCCTGAACCTGCAGCAGATACGATGCCTGTTGGCTGTACCGTTCCAGTTCCTGTTGTAAGGGCAGCATTGACATCATAGCCCAAAGCATTGCCTGTATTTGCGGCGAGGAATGACAAAATGTCAATGCCAGCGTCGGCTGCTAATTCAGTGCTGATCTGGGTTAGGAATGAATACTTGAATGCGCCAAGAGTCTTGAAGGCATTGAAGGTTGGATCGCTCTCGCCAATTACAGATGCTTCAGAAGTCACAGTGCCAGTTGAGTAGGCAGATAGTGATGGAATCTGAAGGTTTTCGCCACCAGCAGTGTTAAGGATTGTTGATGTTTCCAACATTGGACCAACGTGACGAGCAAGCATGATTACCTGATCGTAGAAGGATGTTGGAACTGGTGCGCCAGTTGAACCCTTTGTGACGTCGCGCTTCTCGAACATGTGTGAACGAATTTCGCCGCGTGCTAGGGAACGGATCATGTCTGCATCATTGACTGATGGAATCATGATCTCTGGTCGTGCTTGTGCTTCGAAACCCTTCATGGCTTCAGCGGCACGTTCTTCGCGCTCTGCTTGTGCCTTGATGGTGTCGATTGTTGCAGCACGCTGATCTAGATCAGCCATGATGCGGTCGTATGTTTGGTTTTCTTCTGCTGAAAGATCGCGCTTTTCTGCTGCTGCAGAATCGAGAAGAGCCTTTGCTTCTTCCCAAGCCTTTGCGCGTGCTTCCGCTTGCTGACGAATGTAGTCAGACATGTGGACTCCTAAAGTCTTAGATTGGATGAGGTCTTAAAAATCTGCGTGGCTCCACGACAGTAAGCACAACGGTGGCTCCACTCAATTGCACAACTTAATTATGGCACAAATAAAAACAGACCCAGATGCTTCCCCACATCTGAGCCTGTTCTTTGTAAAAATGTTAGCGAGTTTCTTCGACCTTCACAACTCGAACTTCTTTAACTGGTTCGACTGCTTTTTCTTCTTCAGGACAGCAGGCTTTGACTATGGCTTCAGATACAGCATCGGCGAAATCAACAAAAACGCCAGACTCAGGATTACCAACAGCGGATAGATATGCCTTTTTAACTTCTTCATGATTCATTAGAATACCTTTGCCATTAGATCGAGTTGCTTGCGCTTTAGTTCTAGTAGTGCAAGATTTGCTGGTTCTGTAGCGCGTAACTTGGAAACCACCTCACTGATTAGATCAGCGTGTTCTGGTTCTAATGTTTCGCCTGCTTCTAGTCGTGTGATTGCATCTGACAACGCATCAACATCAACCGCAGTTCTAGTTGCAAGAATGTCCAAAGAACGCACTGATGCAGTTGTTGCTGAATAGGCAGGGAACCCAGTAACAATTGAAACTTCGTGCAAACGGATTTGATGCAGTTCGCGGGTTGCTCCGTCTTGACTCCATGCGTCACCTTTAGGTGGAACGCTGAAACCAAATGACATTGAAGAAACGTCGCCGCGCTTCATAAGAACAGAAAGGTCGCGACCTGCAGATGTGTCAGGCAGATCAGCCTGAGCAAGAAGTCCACGCGAATCTTCAGTCAAGCGCAAAGTTCCAGCGCGTGTAGAACCAAGAACAACATCTGTGTTGTGGTTCATAAACAACTTGACTTCGTTGCGTGACTTAAGTGAACGCTTGAATGCGCCTTCTTTGATTACTTCAGTGAAAGGCAGTGGCTCTGAAGGTGAATTGAATACTGCTGCGTATCCTGTGAAACTCATGCCGTCTGCTGATGCTTCGCCATTGCGAACATCGAACTCAACGGTATTAACGCGGCGTTCTACTTGTGTGGTCATTTGTTGCCTTTCGTCTTTGTTTAAGTTTAGCGCGATTGACTTCCACTTATCGTTCTGCAAAGTGTTTCGATCTTCTTCTTGTGCGCGAATTCGTTCAACTACCCGTTCAGCATAGTTCTGAGTTCTCATTGCTTGTTGCTTTGACGCGCCACTTCCCCATAGGAAATGTGCCACAACTCCTGCACTTGGATAGTTCTCATTGCTTGGATTGGCAGCAGGTGCGTCAAGGTCAGACATGTGACGAGCAATCCATGCGGCGATACGAATCCATTTGTCATCTGAAACTTGACCATCTGCCATTAGGCGTGCTTCTCTGATGGTTTTATCAACAAGACCATCCCCGCCTTTTCCTTCTTCGTAGAAGGCAAGTCCTCGTCTTGCAGCGGCTCTCATAAATGCAGGTGCATCTTGGTTGATGGCACGCACATCTTCTTCATCAGGATCATTCTCATCAGAAGGAACATCAGGAACGTCTGAAACATCTAACGCAGTGATTCCAAGTTCGCGGTAGACCTTGCGATTTGCTTCGTTGTTATCAATAGCAATAATGACGTTGTATTCTTCAAGAAGTTTTTCTGCAGTTGCCTTCTTAAACTCAGGAGTGTCAGCAGTGCTGCTTGGATTCATGAACAAGCGATCATAATCAATTCCCAAAGCATCTAGTTCTGCAATTGTTGATTCA